TCCCTGCGGACGATATCAACCTCTGACATTGTTCGTAACCTCCTAGGGTTTGCTCAGTGTATCTGGTTTGTCGCCTGCTCTGCCACCGCCTCAAACGGTCAATCTACGGCTGTTCTTTAAGAAAAGATGCCGTCTTTTTCTTACGGCTCCACCGGGTCTGGCTGCGGCAGCAACGCCACCGCATCGGCCCACGGGACGAGTGCGATCTCATCGAAGCGGCTGGCGTCCAGGCGGGCGAAGTTGCCGCCGTACAGACCGTTGGGCACTTCACTCAGGATCGCTCCCCGAATCATAAATGTGCCGTCAGTGAGGGCCAGCGGCGTGACGCGGAACTGCGCAGGGTTCTCGGCCTGCACAGTGGTCAGCCGGTCAGCCAACTCCTGAGAGAACACGCACGCATACTGCTTGGCGTAGGCGTATGGCAGCGGCAGGTGTGGCAGCAGTTCTGCAAGGGCGGCCGGGTTCTCTGGCAACACTACTGGCTCTTCGTCTTCTAGTGGCATGGGTTTCCTTTCTTATGGGATGGCTGCTGCGATGTCTGCGACGTATTGAGAGATTCTTGAACCAAGGCTGGCAACGTCAAGCGATCGCCCAAACGAATAAAACGCGATTCGTCCGTCGAAACTGGCTGGTCCAGCAGGGTTATTGTCTTGACCCATGTATCTGAAGACGCAGTGGTCATTTCCGGCGGACTCAAACGGCAATGCCGCAAGCGTCGATGTCGTCTTCGCACTGCTTGCCCTTATCCAATCAACCTGGGAAAGGTTTGGGCGAGACATACCGTAGAAGCCGACTGGCACACCAGAGCCAAGACCGACGTAGGTGTTCAGCGTGTAACTGTAGGTAACATAACCACTCGCAAGTAGCGGGGCTGGGCTGCCATTGTATCTCGCGCCAGATGTATGGCGATCCAACGCAGACGCTTCTGTGATGTATGTGCTGATGTGATGATCCGACTGCGGGTCGTTGGTTGCCGAATAGTTTGTCCGGATGTATCCCTGCGAGTCTGGGTCTTTTAGCCCCGTCTCTTGGTTGTAATCGCTACTCACAAAGTTGTACGCCGTTGGAGCCGCCCCTCGCAGCGGCACCAACGCCCCCGCCAGCGTTCTAGGTCCGCAGAGTAAACATGTAGAGGCCATCGACTCCCAGAGCGACTCGGCCTTTAATCCCGAAACTAGATTGTTGATGGCGATTTTGACTGAGGTTTCAAGGAAAGCCCCGTCTGCATCTTCGACAGCACGGATGTAAGCGAGTGCGTCACGGTCAAAGCCCGTCTCTTCGATGGCTCGCAGATCAGCCATCAGCGTTGAGACGCGGGCGTCTAGGAGAGCAAGGTCTGTGGCAGAGCCAATGCTGTAGAAGGCTATTGTGGCGTTTGAATAAGTGATGTTGTCGGCCGTAGCCTTATACACATTCAACGACGACGACAGGGGCGTTTGAGAGGCGACAGAGATGGCGTTGTCTACGCCAGAAATACGCAGGGTGTATCCTGACGACGAGTCTCTGTTTGTCCCAAGCAACCCAGTGACGCTTGCCGCTCCAGGCGTAAACGTCTGTGTCAACGACCGGCTTCTGTGAAAAAAGTTGTTGCTGTTAGACTGCAATCTGCCTACGTTGTCTGAACCATTAAATGCACCAGTGCCGACATAAACAGGATACGTTGCTGGTCCAGATGCAGTTGACGTAGCCGCATTTGATACCCATACAGCCCGATGCGCGTCGTCTTGCCCATCCGCATTGTTATTGCGGTTGCTGTCTAGGTATTTGCTGCTCCCGTTTCCCTTCAGCCCAATGCCACGGTCAAGGTCAGCGTTAAGGAAGTTCGCATTCGTCGGCGCAGCCCCCTTCAGCGGCGTCAACGCACCAGCGAGCGAGTCCCAGCCCGCCATCACGCACGCTGCTTGCAGGTCATCATAGATGCCGTCCTCTTTGCAGCCTTTGATGAAGCGGTCGATGGCCGTAATGCGCGCCTTTAGGGTCATTCTAGTGATCCTCCTGCTTCGTAGCCGCGCACAATGTAGTCGATGGTGTCAGGGTCAAGGCCGCTTGGATTCTCGCCAACGAGCAAGGCGAACTTCAGCCGGTTGATGAGGTTGGTGACGGCGGTGTCCAAGTCTTCCAGCGAGAGTGAGGTGCCGATGGAGTAGAAGGCGATGGTAGCGTCAGAGTGTGCCGACGGCGACCCACCGGAGTTAAAGGCAAAGACAAAAACATTGTCTGAAACCACACCGTCTGATGGTTGTGTCGCAGTAAAGTCGCTGCCAAACGCTCTTACTTGGTAGCCCGCTGAGGAACTTCGGGAGAACGAAATAAAGCCCTCTGTCGCAGTTGCTAGTCCAGTGTTTAAATCTGTAAGGTGGCGGCATCTCGTAAAGAGATTACTGGTCCCCACGTTTATCATATTGCGACCAGCAACACTGCCTCCAGCACCCATAACAACCAGAGCAGGCAATGTCGCATCAGACATATACACGGCATTGTGATTGTCATTCTGCGGGTCATCATCATTCGCCCGCCCGCTATCAATGTACGAAGTCCCATCCCCTGTGAGCCCAGCGGTTCTGCTGAAGTCGCCCTCCACAAATCCATCAGCGACATTCGTCGGGGCGGCGATCACCTCTCGGATTGAGAGGGAGTCGATGGTGACGGCCTGCGGACCCAGCGAGCTTTCAAAATATATTTTGAAATCGGCAAAGTTTGCTACCAGCGAAGCATCGAAAGAACCATCTTCTGCGATCGTTACATTTAAGTTTCCAAACCGAAACAGGTTGATATCCGCAAAATCGCCTGATAGCACCCCCGAGAATCTGTATGTCTTCCCGACAACAACTGACACTGGAAACACAAAGTATGGATACCCTGCCGCTCCGGTTGCTGTGCTATATGCAGTGCGAGATGCGGCGTCCCAGTATCCCGCAGAACCACCCAAGTTGTTGATCGAAGGACTTTCTAGGCTGTTGATGTCAACGAGTTCCGGCCCATAGTCTCGCAGCGGAACCAATGCCCCAGCCAGCGTCCGCGCACCGGCGAGTACGCAACTCGCCCGTATGGAGTCCCACACGCCCAGAGCCTTACTGTCCGCAACGAACGCACTTACGGCTGTGGCAACGCCGACTTCCACGCCTGCACCGTCAGCCGCCTTGACCCGTGCGAGGTAGTCCAGCGCATCAGCGTCAGTGGGCAATGGCTGCGAGCCGATGCCGGGATACCCGCCAGCGTATGCGTGATCGTAGGGGAGTTTGGCTGCGAGGCTCATTGGCTAAAACTCCAAGCGATCTGGCCTTCGATGAGTTCATAAAATCCAGACACGTCTCCAGGCCAGAACAGCACTTCCTGCATCTTTCCACCATATGCGTAAAACGAACTGAGTGACTGTTCTCCGCCGATGTAGTAGTTAACCAGCGAACCAGACCCAGCGTCTCCTTCCACAAGGGATGCGCCGTCCTTTCTTATTTGCGAAGCAGTATTGTTTATGTCTCCAATAAGAACAAACTGGCTGGCGTTTTCAAAAGTTCCATCGTTGATATACCTAAGAATAACAGTAGGCCCAATCAAGTTACCAAGAGTAATTTGATCTGGTGACAGGTTACCACGCCAATGGAGGAATGCTCTGCCTGGCCCCGGTGGCGAGTCAAAAAAGGAGGCCGCAGACGTTACGTCATCCATGCTGCCAACAAACACAAACGCAGGCTCCGCAATAGATGCTGTTACGGAAAAGTAGTCGTTGCTCCCATCAAACTGCAACGCTGGCTTGCCTTCCTCTGTAACGACGACGCCAGAATCCACAATCTTTGGCTCGTTCGTATCTGCTGCTGCGACGGCGTGGTTTGCATTGCCAGACTGATCCCACCACTGCTTCACAAACCCATCCCCAGCACCAGCAAACGCAGCAAGCGTCCCATCGCTCACCTCTGCCGCAGTAAAGTCTTCCTCCGCGTCGTCGCTGCTACGCCGCACCGTGACGACGGGATCAGCGTATGACCGGCTCAGGCTGCGGAGCGAGTATGCGGCTGCGGCTCCTGGCACTAGGTCAAGCAGACCCGGTACTTTGCGGGGAACCAACAGTCGATTGTTCATCGGCATGGGCGTAGCCCTAAAGTAGTGATTTACAGCTAGCCTATCATAATCATTGACGCAAACGCTGCTGCGATTGCGATTGCCGCCACAGCCAGCACGGCAACGAACGTGGCTATTCTGTCTCGTTTCATCCTAGTTCTGCGGCGTGTCGTCTTGCAGTCGGAAAGATGCCGTGCGTGGCTGCATCGCGTAGAGCAACCGTGTCTGTTCCTGCATTGCTTCGGCTAGCTCTCTTTGCGATGCGGTGAGTTCGGTCAGAAACGTCTCGTGTGCGTCCACGAGAGGCAGCAGCACGTCGTTTCTCAGCACAAAGCCAACAGCAAGAGATACCAGCACTGGGAAACCCCAACGCTCAATTATGCGGCTGGCAAGGCTGTAGGCGTCTTTGGTACTCATGGCGATCTCGTCAAATCTTGTTTCCAATAGCTGAAGTCGATGCGGTAGGCAGGTTTAAGCAACCACCATTCAAGCAGCACCTGCACCAGTGCAGTAGCCAATCCGATAAACAGCAGCACCATCACGCTGCCAAACTCAGCACGCGCCAGCCTGTGAGCGTAGGCGTCTGCCAATAGCAATCGCTCTTCCTTGCTGTCGCAGTTGC